ATCTGGACTTCGCCCGCGGGGGCCATCGCAGATGAGACTGAGGATCTGATCTGGAACCCTTCGCCCGTCAGCCATGGGTCTGTCGTTCAGAGCAGCGACCCTCGACGGGTCGATCTCAGCGTCTCCTTTCCGCTCTCCGATCCCTTCGCCCGTCGTTATCTCGGGCCCCGCGGTCGGGCGGTCACAACACTCACCATCTTTCGCGGCCACGAACAGGTGCCAGGCGAGGTGGTTGCGCATTGGAAGGGGCGTGTGGTCTCGGCCAGGTTTGAGGCTCGACGGATTACTCTACGCTGTGAATCCCTGTTCACATCCATGCGCCGCGAGGGCGTGCGTGCGAAATACCAGCGGCTTTGTCGCCGCGCGCTTTATTCCCGGGGCTGCCGCCTCGACATCGAAACGTTTTTTGTCGGGGGCACGGCGAGCGCGCATCAGGGCCTGACGATCACCGTCCCCGAGGCCGCATTGCTGCCAAACGGCTGGTTCCGGGGTGGCGTTCTGCGCCACGCGGGTATCCTGGGGTTCATCTCCGGACATGTCGGGGATGCCCTGACGCTCTCTGGTCGCATGCCCGATCTGGTGGCAGCCATCGACGATCCCGAAACCCAGGCGCTCGTCAAGATCGCACCCGGCTGTGATCTGCGGCGTGACACCTGCAAGGCCAAGTTCGGCAATCTCCTGAACTTCGGCGGCTTTCCCGACATTCCGGGCCGCAACCCGTTCGGCGGCACGAGCATCGTCTGACCCACATCTGAGAACCCATCATGGTCTGGAACTTCGTCGTCCAGATCGTCGCCAGCCTCGTGCTGACGGCGATCTCCTATGCGCTGTCGCCCAAGCCGAAACTTGAAGCCCCAAAGGCGGCAGGACTTGATGATTTCGACCTGCCGACGGCCGAGGAAGGCCGCCCGATCCCCGTGGTTTTCGGCACCATGTTGCTGCGCGGCCCGAATGTCGTCTGGGCCGGGGATCTGAAAATCGATCCGATCCGCAAGAAGGGCGGCAAGAAATGAACGATGATCTGATTGTCACCGTGCAGGACCTGCGCGCGTCGCGGCTATGCTTTCAGGGGGCGCGGCCGTGGTTCCGCCGGCATGGCCTCGACTGGCAGGCCTTCCTCGCAGACGGGCTGCCCGTCGACGTGCTCGCTGCGACCGGCGACGCCCTGGCATTTCGTGTGATCGCAGAGGCTGAGAAACGTGCCGCGTGTGCGGCGAGCGAGACCTGAGCCATGGGCGGTCGTTCGAAATCACAGACCGTCGGTTACCGATATTCGCTCGGGGCGCATCTTGCGCTTTGTCATGGGCCGGTCGATGCCATCCGTGAAATCCGGGTCGATGACCGCACGGCCTGGTCGATCGGCTCCGGACAAAGCAGTTCCGCCGGGACCGGCGTCGGCGCGTTGGCAAGCTACGGCACGGTATCGGGTATATCCGCAACCGCCGCTGCAGAAGGCGACAGCGTTGCGCAGATCCAGTTCCCGGGCACGCTCGGCGGTATCCGGCTCGGCCAGGGTTATGACCTGCAGCTTCTGACAGACAACACGGTTCGAACCGTGACCGTGCAGGCCGTAAGCTATGATGCGGTCACTGGCATAACCAATTGGCTCGTTGAGCCCGCCGCCACGGCTTTCACGGCCCAATCGGCGGCGGTGTCGGATGCGGCCAGCGTGCCAAACCTGAACGGCGGGGCTGCAGGAGGACGCATCCGGATCAACAAGCCCAATCTCTTCGGCGGAGAGAAGCGCGAAGGCGGCATTGTTGGCGACATCGACGTGCTGATGGGCGCGCCGACCCAGGCGCAAAACGACTATCTCGCTTCACGAGCCGGGGCCGACGTGCCCGGCTATCGCGGGATCTGCAGCCTCGTGCTGCGGCAGGTGTTTCTCGGTCTCAACCCCTATCTGAAGCCATGGTCGGTGCGCCTGACACGGATCCTGAAGGCCGAGGATGGCGGCCTGCAATGGTATCCCGAAAAGGCGCAGATCGTACCGGAAGTCCGGATCGGCGATGCTGCGATCTACATCGCTATGGATGCCTCGGGATCAATGTCCGGGTCGCGCATGGCGGCGCAGATTGCTGCCGTCTCGCGTCTTGTCGAAGAGATCGGCGAGAACGCTATTGAGCCCAACGACGTCCAGATCGTCACCTGGAACTCCTCCATCTCCGGCACGATCCTGCGGCGCGATGCCGATGCTGCGGCCTATGGCGAGCTGAAGGACTGGGTCGATGCGCTTTCGAGTTCTGTTAGCGGCGGGACGGATTTCGGAGTTGCGGTCAGCCAGACGGGGACGTTCTTCAATGGTTCGGGCGGCAAACGCCGGATCCTGATTTTCGTGACCGACGGCGAGCCGAGCCCGGCCTCGACATTGCAAACGGCTATCGCGACGCTGTCCGGCATCTCGGAGGTCGATGTCTTCGCCTTCAACATCGCGCTCTCGGACACCAGCGCGACCGCCCAGATCGACAACACGCCCGTCGATGGCGTCCCGGTCGTGCCTCCAGGCGATCCCGATGCGCTGGTGGCCTCGCTGCGGGCGGCCTTTGGGCAAGGCCCCGACATGAACCCCGCGCATATCATCCGGGAGTGCCTGACCAATGGCGACTGGGGGCTGGGGCACACGTTCTCAGACATCGGGCCCAGTTTTGCCATTGCCGCGGATGCGCTCTTCTCCGAGGGCTTTGGGCTCTCGCTCCTATGGCAACGAGAGTCGACCATCGAGGATTTCATCGCTGACGTGCTGAAGCACATCGACGCCTATCTCTATGTTGATCGCCGCTCGGGCCGCTGGGAGTTGCGGCTGATCCGGGCCGATTATGATCTCGAGACGCTGCCAGTGTTCGATGAGACCAACGTCGTCGATTGGGGCGAACTTGGCCGCCGCGAAGCCGCTGACCTCGTGAACTCGGTGACGGCGAAGTTTTCCGACGCCCGCACTGACCAGACTGGTTCGGTCAGCGTGACCGATACCGCGCTCGTGCAGGACCTCGGTCAGGTGGTGAGCGCCACCGTCGATTACCCAGGCATTCGCTTCGAGTCCCTTGCGGTCCGGGTCGCCGAACGTGATCTGCGGGCGCTCTCCGCACCGATCCTGTCGGGCGAGATCACGGTCAGCCGTGTCGGCGCCAATCTCGATCCGGGCGACGTGATCGTACTGTCAAATCCCCGGCGTGGGCTCGAGGGCGTCGTGGTGCGCATCGTTGAGATCGATCATGGCGACGGGCGGGCCAACGGCGTGCGCCTCAAGATCGCTGAGGATGTCTTCGGGCTAGGCGAGACCGCCCTTGTCGGCGGCGAAAGTGGTGACCCGGGTAGCCTGATCCTGCCGCCCAAGCCGCTGACGCGCCGCTGGGTGGCGGAAGCGCCATACTGGTTGCTCGTCCAGGAGTTGGGCCATGCACAGGCCGATGCGCTTCTCGACGAGGATCCCGATGCAGGTGCGATCGTCGCGGCTGGGGAACGTCCGTCGGCCGATGCGCTTTCTGCACAGGTCTGGAGTGATAGCGGGGCGGGGTACACACTCGAAGAGGCGGTCGAGTTTGTTCCAACGGCATCGCTGGTCTCGGATGTCAGCGACGATCCGGCCGAGAGCGTACTGACCGTCGGGAACTGGACCGGGCTCGGGGACGTGGCGATCGGCACGCTGGCAGCGATCGGCGATGAGCTAGTCCGGATCGACGGGGTGAGTGCCACTGCGCTGACCGTCGGGCGCGGGTGTCTCGACACGGTACCGCAAGCCCATCCCGCAGGCACACCGGTCATCTGCTGGCAGCAGCTGGCGAATGCGTCCGATGCAGGATTTGTCGCCGGGGAATCCGTATCGGTCAAGTTACTACCGGAGACCGGCTTTGGTACATTGCCGCTCGCGCTGGCCCCAGAAGATCAGATCACTTTGGCCTCGCGCGCCATTCGCCCGTTTCCTCCAGGCGATATCCGCGCCAACGGACAGGCCATGGCCGATATCAACGCACTGAATGAAGGACCGCTTCACCTGACCTGGGCGCATCGCGATCGTCTGTCGCAAACCAGCCAGATCATAGATGCCCATGACGCGGCCAGCATTGGGCCTGAGCCGGGCGTGTTTTATCGCCTGGAACTCAGATGGGTGGATCCCGACACGGACAGCGCTGTGGAGCCGCCGGCCAAGGTGCTGGAGCTTGGCGCGGGTACGAACTTCGCGTTTCTGAAAGACGAGATCCCGACTGATCAAGCGCCACCTCTTACAACACACATCGAGCTTTCGCTGCGCAGTCATCGCACCACTGGCACCATCACCTATGGTGCCTGGCAAGCGCGGCCCATGCGCTTTTACATGCCCGACGGGCTGAAACTCGCAAGGGCCGAGATGTGGCTGGGCTTGGGCACGGGCGCAGATCTGGAAGCAAGCGTGGTGGAAGCCTGGTCAGATCACAGCGATCCGGAGCCGCAAAACATTCTTGGCACCGAGAGTTTTGCCGAGCACGCCACCACAAAGGCCGTCTCGGCCGACCGCATCAGTTTTTACGTAGAGGTAGACCCTTAAATGACCCATGTTCTTCATCTCGGTCATCAGTCCTTTGATCTCATGGGGGTCGACACGCTGATCAGTACCGACGCCGCGGGTTTTGACCCTGATCTAGATACGAACTGCATCAAGCTCGATCTGGCGACTAGTGCCGTGCAGCCGTTTTCTGCGGAGTGGGTGGAGCCCACCGGTGATGTGTGGCTTGGCTTTCGCTATCGCGCTCCGGCCATGGCGGCCCATTCGATCACCTCATCCGGTGTGCTGCTGGAGCTCTATGATGCCAATCACACGCAAGTGGCACGTATCCGCACCGACAGGGACACTGAGAAGTATCACGCCGCGGTGTATGGCGACAGCTATGTCATGGGCAACTCGAGCTTTCTGGCGGCCAC